ACTATCATTAATACTGAAGTAGTCCGCGACACTGCAAGCTTTGGTGATATTGTACGTGGTCTTCACGTCTACGGAGCCAAGGTACTTCGTCCTGAAGCACTTGTTTCTGCCTTCTACGGCATCGACTAAAAATAAAAAGGGGGATGAAATACTCCCCCAATTTTTTTGAGGTTTTATTATGCCACAAATTGGAAGCGAACAAAAGCCAATGATGATAGGATCTAAAAAGCGTGGTAAGGTTCTAGGAATGACAGGTGGCTTTTACAAACCAGAAAACAAAAAAAAATACGACGACAATTATGATCGTATTTTTGGGAGAAAAAAAGATGAAGTACGGCGATAAGAAAAAGCGGTCAATGTATATGGGCGGCATGGAAGTAAAGCGTAAGCCTTATGCTCATGGCGGCAAAGCTGGTTACGGAAGTATAAGAGACATGGAAAAGGCTTGCATGACTAAAGCAGACCACAACATGTCAATGCGTCAAGAATGAAAGTTAAAGCTCCCGAAGGCTATCACTGGATGAAAAAAGGATCAACATACAAGTTGATGAAAGATCCTAAAGATGGCTATAAACCCCACAAAGGAGCCTCGAAAGAAGCTAACTTTGAAATTCAAAAGGTTCATAAGAAATAATGGCTGCTACTTATCTTGAAATTACAAACGAGTTGTTGCGAGAGCTAAACGAAGTAGCTCTTACATCTTCGACGTTTGCTGGGGCTATTGGTGTTCAGCAACATATTAAGGACTGTGTAAACAGAGCATATCTTGATATTGTTAATGAAGAACCTCAATGGCCTTTTCTTGCTGTAGATACAAGCGGTTCTACAGATCCTTTTTATGGCAACACGTATGTAGAAACTGTAGCAGGTACACGTTGGTATTTGTTAAAGCCTACGTCGTCTAGTTTGACAACAGACTATGGCTATGTTGATTGGGATAATTTTTACTTAACGACAATTGGCGTTACAGATGAAACAGCGCCTTATGTTAGTAAAAATCTTAAGTTTACGACTACAGAAGAATGGAAAGACTTTGTACGTACAGCAGAAAACCAAGACGATGCAGATACTCAAAATCATGGCGAGCCTCGCAAAGTTATCATTAGCCCAGATAATCGCAAGTTTGGACTAAGCCCTATCCCAGATAAAGTTTATCGCGTTTATTTCTTTGCATACAATTTGCCAACAGAACTAAGCGCACACGGGGATGAAATTGTATTCCCAAATATTTATAAGCCTGTATTGCTTGCTAGAGCTAGATACTATATTCATCAGTTTAAAGAAAGCTCGCAAGCTGCAGCATTTGCACTAGAAGATTATAAGCGTGGCCTAAAGCTTATGAAAGGAAACCTCATGAGTTCAACGCCTAACTATATGAAAACAGATCGCGTGAGGTTTGTATAAATGTCTCAGCCCTTTGGCGTTTCATGTAGAGGTGGTCTAAATACCAACCTCAACCAGCTTGAAATGCTTCGACAGCCCGGACTTGCTACACGCCTTAGAAACTTTGAGGTAGATCCTGATGGCGGCTATCGACGTATTAATGGCTTTACGCAATATGGTGATACACGTCCCAATAGTGATAATGACATTCTTGGGATTTTTGTGTATGGCGATGGCGTGGTTGTCTGTTCAGGCACTGATATACATTTTAGTCTTGATGGTTCAACGTGGATACAAATTAATAAAGATAGTGTGGCTGTTGGTGGTGATGATTATACCACTTTTACGGGTCGCAGTGCCTTAACACGTACAGGGCAAGGTCAAGGCTCATTCGCACTCTTTGAAGGTGCAACATACGACTACGGCGAGTTGATCATTGCAGACGGTGCTAACAAGCTTTATTCGTTCCGTATGGAAGGCACTGGCGCATTAACGACTCGAACATTTTTTGCATACGAAATTACAGTAGATGGTACTAATGGTGTTAAGTACATAACCAACCACGACCACCATCTTATTGCAGCAGGCGTAGAAAACAATTTAAATACAGTTTATTACAGTGTTTACAACGATCCCGACAACTTTACGGGTACTGGTGCTGGCTCAGTAGTTATATCAGATCAAATTCAAGGCATCCGTGGCTTCCGTACTGATTTGATTGTGTTTGCTAAAAATAGCATTCATAAGCTTATAAATATTAATGATTCTTCTAATATACGCATCGACCCTATTACAGAAAACGTAGGTTGTTTGTCAGGGTACAGCATTCAAGAAATTGGTGGTGACCTTTTGTTCTTGAGTCCTGATGGTATTCGTACTATTGCTGGTACAGCCCGTATTGGTGACGTTGAGTTGAGTTCTGTGTCTCGACAGATTCAAAGTGTTATTGGAGACATTGCAGACTCAATCAACACGTTTACTATTGATAGTTGTGTGCTTCGCTCTAAGTCTCAGTACCGATTGTTTTATACAGACAAGACTCTAGGCTCCACAGTTTCCAAAGGAATTATCGGTACGTTTACTGCTAATGGCTTTGAATGGGCTGAAACGCTTGGCATTCAAGCTATGGGTCTTACAACAGGCTTTGACAACAATGGAATTGAAAAAGCCTTTCATGGTGATAAAGATGGATATATTTATAATCATGATACAGGCAATGCTTTTAATCCCGCTGGTGTTTCTTCAAACATAGAAGCTATTTATCAGACACCTAACTTTGACTTTGGTGATATTGGTACACGCAAAACAGTTAAGTATGCACGACTGTCTCTTAGCCCAGAAGGTGAGATTCAGCCAACACTTCGTATGCGTTTTGACTACGAAGACACAGATATTCCACAGCCTCCAGACTATGTTCTAGACTCTGTGCCACTTCCTGCAATCTTTGGCAGTGCTGTTTTTGGTACAGCAACCTTTGGCGCTAGTAACGACCCAATGGTTCGACAGCCCGTAGAAGGCAGCGGAAACACAGTAAGTTTTAGAATTACAAGTACAGATACTAAAGCGCCATACGCAGTCAATGGCCTTTACATAGATTATATGCCATCAGGTAGGAGATAAACATGGCCCAGAATTACACTCGACAAAGTACGTTAAGTGATGGCGATACTATTACGGCCTCATTGTTTAATGATGAGTATAACCAGTTAGTTAATGCCTTTACGTATTCAAGCACTTCAGCATCTTCTACTGGTCACCGTCACGACGGCTCTTCTGGTCAAGGTGGTAACATCTTTAAGATTGGCGACCTAGATTTTCTTAACAAGATTGAAGTAGACAGCACCAACAATCGTTGGGGTTTTTATGTAGAGGTTTCTAGTGCAGCAGTCGAGCAGATTCGTATTCAAGATGGCTCTATCGTACCTGTCACTACTAATGATATTGATCTGGGTACTTCCTCCCTACAGTTTAAAGACCTTTATATTGATGGGACTGCCAATGTTGATAGTCTTACACTAACCTCTGGCGCGACAGTCACAACTATTCTTGACGAAGATGACTTGTCTTCAGACAGCGCTACAGCCCTCGTAACTCAACAGTCTGTAAAGGCCTATATTGATGCTCAAGTAACTGCTCAGGACTTTGATTTCCAAGCAGACTCTGGTGGTGCGTTAAGCATTGATTTAGATTCTGAAACTATGACGTTTACTGGTGGTGCTGGTATCACTACTACTGGTTTAGCTAATGATGTTACTTTTGCTATTGACTCTACCGTTGCCACACTGACTGGTACTCAGACACTTACCAATAAGACTCTCACGTCTCCTGACGTAAACACTCCAGACATCGACGGCGGTACTATCGACGGTACTGTCATTGGTGGTACTACTGCAGCAGCAGGATCATTTACCACTGTTTCTGCTACAGGCAACATTACTGTGGACGGTACTGTAGACGGACGTGACGTAGCTACAGACGGTACTAAGCTAGACGGTATTGAAGCTGGTGCTACTGCTGACCAAACAGCCGCAGAGATTCGTACACTGGTTGAGTCTGCTACTGACTCCAACGTATTTACAGACGCAGACCATACAAAGTTAGACGGCATAGAAGCAGGCGCTACAGGCGACCAAACCAATGCTGAGATCAGAGCCGCAGTAGAAGCCGCTACAGACTCCAATGTATTTACCGATGCTGACCACAGCAAACTTGACGGTATCGAAGCCTCAGCAGACGTAACGGACACAGCTAATGTTACAGCCGCTGGCGCTTTGATGGACTCAGAGTTGACTAGCGAAGCCTCAGTCAAGGCTCTGAACCAAGGCGTAGCTACTACTGACTCACCAACCTTTGCAGGTGTTACTGTCAACGGAACTGTAGAGTTTGACGGGCTGTCTGGCACAGGCGCAGTTAGCGTCACAGACATCCTTGACCAAGACGACATGTCTAGCAACAGTGCTACGGCATTGGCTACTCAACAGTCGATCAAGGCGTATGTCGATTCTCAGGTTGCTACAGCAGACACACTGGCTGAGGTTCTTGCCAACGGTAACACTACTGGCGGCACAGACGTTGCCGTAGGCACGGGTGATGACATTACCTTTGCTGATTCCTCTAAGGCTATCTTCGGTGCTGGCTCTGACCTACAGATTTATCACAACGGCAGTAATAGTTATGTACAAGACGCTGGCACCGGAAAGTTACATATTACAAGTAACGGCACTGGCGTAAGTATCGACAAAGGCACATCAGAATTAATGGCGACATTTGACATTGATGGCGCTGTGACTCTTTACCATGACAACTCAGCCAAACTAGCCACAACCGCCACAGGCATCGATGTAACTGGCACAGTGACTGCTGATGGTTTGACTGTTGATGGACAAGGCAAAATTCAAGGCGCTTTCGCTTTACTTGACCTCGTTGAAACAGACATTACCGATAAAAACACTAGAGTTATAACATCTGGCGGGCAGTTTAGAGTAGATACAGTAAATGATGCTCTATCGTCGTCTACAAAAAGAATTATGGTAGACCACGCTACAGGAGACATCAGCTTCTACGAAGACACTGGCACGACTGCGAAGTTGTTCTGGGATGCGTCTGCGGAGTCTTTGGGTGTTGGTACCAGCAGTCCGTCAAAAAAGTTGTCTATTAAAGCAGACGGTGGCGGCTCACAGCTAGGCATTGATATTCACAATGAAGGCACTGCGACAGGTGACGATGCCGTTATTTCATTTGAAACTCAAGGCTCCAGAGAATTTACGATGGGTCTTGACAGGTCAGCTACGTCTTTTGTAATTGCAGAAAGTAGCACATTAGGTAGCAACCAAAGGCTAGTGATTGATGATAGCGGCAACGTAGGTATTGGAC